GCTTATGGTACTTCTCCTGTTCAGATTTCTGAAGTTGATGGTATTATTAACTTTCGTTCTCGTCCTCTGTCTGATGTTTTCTTTGATACGGATCAGTACGGGACGGTAGATACAGTATACTACAGGTGCTATAAAACAGCTCGTCAGTTAATGATGATGTTTCCAGGTGTCGAAAACATGGACGGGTTTAATAAAGACAACTCGGTTCACAACAAGTATGAGTTAGTATACACTATAGAGCCAAACACAGACAAAGCTGCAAAGAAGGGTGGTCGCGTCGGTAAGGGTAGACCCTACAAGGTGACTTATTGGTCACCTGCTCTTAAAGAACCACTACAAGAAAGTGGCTCTAGTTATTTTACTTTCCTAGTTCCTCGTTGGTCTAAGCTAGCAGATGAAGTGTATGGGCGCGGTCCTGCTTTCTCCTGCTTGTCTCAGATACGAGCACTAAACAAGATGGTTAAAGAAGTTCTCATCTCATCCGAGTACTTGAACTTCCCTACACTAACTGCAGAAGAAGACAGCATTATGCTTCCAATGAAGTATGGTTCTCGTCAGATTATGTTCCATGAGGCAGGTAGTGAAAAGCCACAACCAATCATGGCGGGCAATCAGCCTCAGCATGTTCTTGAGATGATACGCATGTACCGCGACTCAGTAAACAGATCATTCTTTGTTGACCAGATTATTCGACAAGAGAAGAAGGAGCGTCAAAGCGTGACAGAGATTCAAGATGTACGAGGACAAATGCTCAATCAGCTTGCTCCTCTTCTCAACCGAATGGAGTCTGAGTACCTGGGACCAGCCATTGAAGCTACGTTTGAATTGTTAGAGCGCAACGGACAGCTTCCTGAAACTCCCGAGAGCATCGGAGAGTTGGAGATTAGTTTCTCAAGCCCCGCTTCTCAAGCTCAATTTGCTACTAGACTTAGTGACATAAGCGCATTTATGAAAGATTTAGCACCATTAGCTCAAGCTAAGCCCGAGCTAGTTCAAGCTATTGATGAGCAGAAACTTCTTGAAAGTTATGCTAAGTATCGTAACATAAGCCCTGACGTTGTGAAAACAGCGGAACAAATACAAGAAATGAAAGCAAAAATGGCAGAGCAACAACAGCAAGCGCAGATGGCGCAGATGGCTCCTCAAATTGGAGGCGCAATGAAAGATGTTGCTCAGGCAAAACAACTAGACCCCGAAGGCGTGGGTTCGTTGTTAAATATTTAATATGTCAGTATTAACCACTCTTGAGAGGCTTCGTGAGAAATCGAAGCTGAAAGAAGATCTTATCAATATTTTAGAGACTCCACATGGGCAGAGATTTTTTAAAGTCTTGCTCAGGGAGTGTCATGTAACTAAACCTGTGTTTCACTCAGACGATGTAAAGATGCGTGAGTGTGAAGGACGCAGACGTTTAGCTATGAGCTTTCTCACTCTATTGGGTCAAGACGACCCGCAAGAACTTATTAACAAAATAGAGCTGGAGAATAAAAACATATGAGTGAAGAAGAAAACACAGGAGGTCTAGGCGGGGGTGTCCCCGAAGAGGTAGCCTCTGAAACCACACCTGATTCTAACTCTTTTGATTTTACATCAGAAGAAACTTATGGTCAGTTTTTGCAATCCTTGCCTGAAGAACTACAGGCAAACGATACACTAAAGAACACCAAGTCAGTCCACGCACTAGCAGACCAACTTGTTAACGCGCAGAGCGCATTAGGCACAAAACGATTAGCAGTTCCCCAAGAAGACTGGGACGAGGAACAGTGGGATTCGTTTTATGATAATATTCGCCCAGAGGGTGCAGAGTACGGGATTCCCGACGAGGTTACTATTGGTGACGAGTCTGTTCCCGTAGAGTTGCCTGATGAAGCACTGCAGGAATTTGTAGACTTCTCAGCAGAGCTTGGGTTGTCTCAGAATCAATTCGATCAGCTATATGAGGCGTACGTCGGTATGGGTGTTGAGCAGAATGAGTCATCCGAAGCAGCTGTATCGCAAGCAGTCGAAGACGCTAGGACATCTGTTCGCATGGACTGGGGAGACAACTACGAGGTAAATCTTGCTCAGGCTAACCAAGCGTATGAGGCAATGGCTACTGAGATTCCAGAGATTAAAGAACTTGTGGAGTCTGACCCTGTAGTCGCAAACCACCCTGCGGTTCTTAAGTTATTCCACAGGTTGGCAGAGGTATCAGGCGATGCTCTACCCGCTGTTGGTAATAACCCAGCTAGTGGGTTTGCGAACCAAAATGTCCACGGAGTGAAGACGGCAATCGCTGAACTTGATTCAGATCATGCGTCCCTCATCATGAGCGACCCATCCTCTTTGAACTTAGCTGATAGAGCTAAACGACAAGAGATACTTAATAAACGAGCGAACCTATACTCTAATTTGTACGGAGAAGGGTAAAACGACTTGACATTATATAAAAACAAGGCTATCCAAATAACATTGAGGTAGCCTTTTTTTGGTCTTGATATCAGCTTTAGATAGCCGTTGGTTCCGTTATAACTAGAAGAGTCCGAAAGGATAGCTCATCGAAAAACAAACTTCTAATTAAAACTTAACTTAAATTATTACATATTATGCCTGATTATTCAGACCCTACATACATGGGACAAACTGGTACTCCTGCAGGGGGTATCACCATCAATGATGCTTATGTACAAGCTTACAAAGCTGGTTTCGAACAAGCCTTCCAGCAAAGTGAGTCCAAACTACAGCCTTATTTTGAACAAGAAACACAAAACGAAGAATTCCAATACTTCGATCGCATCGGTGTTGCCGAAGCGATGGATACGGATGATGAGCGTTATGGTGACAATCCAAATTCATCTATCTCACACGAACGTCGTCGGATTGGTCTTAAGGACTACGAACTCGGCAAGTATGTTGATGAAAAAGATCTAAAGCGCGTACTTACAGACCCAATGAATGCTTACACACAAGCACTTCTTGCATCTGGTAAGCGTAAGATCGACGACATCATCATCGAAAAGTTCTTCGGAACTGCCTATGTTGGTAAGTCTGGTGGAACTAACCGTGACTTCGTAGCTGGCGCAGCTCTTGAAGACCAAGCGGATATCCTTGTGGGTGCTAAGTCTGCTGGAGATATTACCACTGCAGGTGACTACACGCTAGCTACTGGGGAGACTGAAGGTTTCTCTGTTGGTGCTGACTACGGTGCTCAAGGCTCTGGTCTTACTCTTGCTAAACTTCGCGCAGCTCGTCGCACTATGCTAAAGCTGCACGCTATTGATCAAGACGAGATCGTTAACTGTTTTGTTTCTGCAAAGCAGCTTGATGACCTACTCGGTATTACTGAGGTTGTTAGCTCTGACTTCGCAGTTCGCAAGTCACTTGCTGAAGGTAGTGTTACTACATTCATGGGCTTCCGCTTCATTCACACTGAGCGTCTTCCGCTAACTAGTGGTGATGGCACAGCTGGAGACGAGCGTCGTTGCATCATTGCAACATCAAAAGCTCTTAAGCTATCAACAAACACAGCTCTTAAGGGAGATGTGTGGCGTGTTCCCGCTAAGAAGAACATCCCTTACGTTTACTTCAAGCTTTCTGCTGAAGCATCTCGTATGTGGGGTGAAGTTTCTGGCGAAATCCGCTGTAACGAAGCCTAATTACATTCGTAGTCTCCCCCGTATATTCGGGGGAGACTACTTTTCTTTATGTCTACTGAAGCAACGAAGCTTGATATACTGAATGCTGCCCTAAGAATGGTGGGCAGTTACCACTTGGAGTCTACGGATACTACAAGTTCTGCGTACGAAATTGCTAATAGCGCGTATGCACAAGCCATCACCGAACTGTTTGGTGATAACATATTTAATTACAATACAAAACGAACTACACTAACAGGTGTAGTATCATCAGAGTACGAGGATCAAAATTACGAATTTACTTTTCCCTCAGACTTTAATATTTTCATAACTGCTGAGACTTCAGACGATTACTTGGCAACCAGTTACCGTTTTGCTAACGGCAAGCTATACTGCTCTGAGGAAACCCTGAAGCTAACATACACATACATACCTAATCTCGAAACATCTGCTTCAGGGCTTCCTGCTTTTCTTACTCGTCTGTTAACTTTGCACATGGCACAAAACATGGCGATTGAGCTTTCGGGTTCTGAGAATCGCCATGAGATACTGCACAAGCAGTACACACTAGCCCTGCGCCGTGCAAGAACTCTTGAGGGTCGACAAGGACCTGCTCAACAATATATTGACGACAATAATTCATGTTTTGTAAGCGCACATCAGAACTATGGCAAGGTATAGCAATGTTCAAACAGACTTCTCAGGTGGGTTAATAAGCGATTACGTCGTAGGTCGTACCGACATTAAACGAGTAGCTAACTCTGGACGTAAGTTTAAGAACTTTTTCCCCTCTCTGCAGGGTCCTGCTATTTACAGAACTGGGTTTAAGCACTACAACACACTGGCTCCCGACATTGAAGATGTTTTAAGTGTTGATGTCATACTAGCAACCGATGTTCCGTACAGGGCGGTGTTTAGCCCTACTCAGGTTGAAATCTTTGATTCGGCTGGAGTGTCTAAGGACGTAGTTACTACAGAATACTCTGCTAGTGATATAAAAGATCTTCGATTTAGCTCAGAGACGGGTGAACTTTACATAGCACATGGTCGCCATAAGCCTAAAAAACTGACAGCAGACATCACCTTTGTTTCACAAGGTCTTGTATCTAGTGATGGTTTTAACCTGTTTTCCACAGCTGGCTACGGTATTGACACAACGTTCGATGCTTCTGAGGGGTATACTGCTGGTTTTGTTGCAAGCAGTCCGTTTTTTGAGGGACAAGCAACCACTGGAAGTTGGGAAGTAGACCCCACTACAGGTAAGATTTCTACATCTTCTGAGTATAAGTTAATACGCACATCATCTGTTGTTGCTGCAACATCAGGTCAAACTGTTCTGTCAAAAGCGCAGTTTGACTTTGGCACGCAGACACTGTCAACAAATAACTCATCAAGGATGTTTACATTTTCGCTAATGGATATTGGTACTTTTCCAATACCCAACTCTGGTGAGACTGGACATTTTAGTAAATACCCCCATATATCATTTTCGACAAAGTTCTCGTCTGGTAAGCTTAAGC